AGTAGTTCAAAAAAGCAGCACAATTTTATGGAAGCAATTGCTCATAACAAGGCATTTGCTAAAAAGGCTGGCGTACCACAATCGGTAGGTCAGGAATTCGCAAAAGCCGATAAAGGCAAAACTTTTAAAGAGGGTGGAATGATGAAACATAGTGATATGAAAGAAGACATGAAGATGGATAAGTCTCAGGACAAAGCCATGATTAAAAAAGCCTTTAGACAGCATGATATTCAAGAGCACAAAGGTGGTAAGGGTACTAAATTAGCCTTGAAAAAGGGCGGTATGATGAAGTATGCTGATGGTGGTCAAGTTGACCCACGTGCGGCTGCAATGATGGCTAAGAAACGTCCAATGCCTCCGGGAAGAATGCCTCCTCCACAAGGTAATCCAAACGTTGCTGCTCCACAGTTACAAGGCAGGCCAACAATGGCTCGTCCAATGGCTCCAGCCGCTGCTCCAGCACCAACAATGCCAATGAAAAAAGGCGGACGTATTGCTTCTAAAGGTGAACACTCTGTTCAGAAGAAATCAAAGCGTGGCGCTATGGTTGTAAAAATGGCTAATGGTGGTTTTGTAAAGTCTGCTGATGGTATTGCCAAGCGTGGTAAAACACGTGGAAAGATGTGCTAATGAGAGCATCTCGTGGGATGGGTGATATAAACCCATCCAAAATGCCGGATGGTAAAAAGAAAGCCCGTAGAGATGATACGGACTTTACTGAATTTGCTAAGGGTGGAAAAGTAAATGCGGCTGGTAATTACACCAAACCAAGTCTTCGTAAACGGATTGTTTCTCAAGTTAAATCCGCAGCAACACAAGGCACGGGTGCAGGTCAGTGGTCAGCCCGTAAAGCACAGTTAGTAGCAAAGAAATATAAAGCCGCTGGCGGGGGATATAGAGATTGAAAGCGCCACAACAGTCTTTAAAAAACTGGGGAGACCAGAAATGGACTACCAAGTCAGGTAAGAAATCATCTGTAACTGGTGAGAGATACTTGCCAAAAAAGGCTATTGATGCTTTAAGCCCTCAAGAGTATGCTGCAACTACTAAAGCAAAACGAGCCGGTAAGGCAAAAGGTAAGCAGTTTGTAGCACAACCAAAGAATATAGCAAAGAAAACCGCAGGTTATAGATAATGGCATACACGTCAGGAACAACCGAGTTTAATCTACCATTTAATGAAATGGCAGAAGAGGCTTATGAGCGTTGTGGCATAGAAATGCGTACTGGTTACCAGTTACGCACGGCTAGACGTAGTTTAAATTTAATGACCATTGAGTGGGCAAACAGAGGTATTAATCTGTGGACTATTGAAGAAGGTGAGATTCAATTAGTCACCGGACAGGTTAGTTACCCACTACCGGTAGATACAATTGACCTGTTAGACCATGTTATGCGTAGGAATCAAGGCACTATAAACCAGAGTGATATTAGTATTACTCGTATTTCTGAAACATCTTACCTACAGATACCTAATAAACTAGCGCAAGGCTTTCCAATTCAGATATTTATTAATAGACAAACAGGGGAAACTAACGCCACAACTGCTACTTTGGTGGGTAATGGTACAACTGCTAACATTAGTGCTACAGATACTACAATTGAAGTCAGTTCTACGGTTGATTTAGGCGCTTCCGGTTATATCAAAATAGATTCTGAAACTATTTATTACACTAGCGTGGTTGGTAATATTCTTCAGTTATGCGCTCGTGGACAAAACAATACCACTGCCGCTGCTCATACGGCAGGGGCGGTAATATACAATCAAAACTTACCAACAGTTAGCGTCTGGCCTACCGCTAGTGCTGGTGGCAGTCCATACACATTGGTCTATTGGCGTATGCGTAGGATACAGGATGCTGGGGGAGGAACTAGTGTTCAAGATATTCCGTTCCGTTTATTACCTTGTTTAGTTGCTGGCTTGGCTTATCATTTATCGGTAAAGAATCCAACTACTGGCGATAGAACTCAAATGTTAAAAGCGGCTTATGATGAACAATGGCTAGTTGCTTCGCAGGAAGATAGAGAGAAAGCGTCCTTGCGACTTGCTCCACGACAGACGTTTTGGTAATGTATGGCTAACAATTATGCGTCAGGTAAGTATTCAATTGCTGAGTGCGATAGGTGTGGTCAGCGGTTCATGCTTAAGCAGTTACGAAAAGAGATTATTAAGACCAAGTTATTTAATATTAAAGTGTGCCCTGAGTGTTGGGACCCAGACCAACCACAGTTATCGTTAGGTTTATATCCAGTCAATGACCCGCAAGCGGTTCGGGAACCAAGACCAGATACCAGTTATCAAGTTTCAGGTACCACTGGTTTACAGATTATTGATACAAATAGTACAAATATAGATGCCGTAGGGTATCAAGCAGAGGGTAGTAGAGTTTTTCAGTGGGGATGGAATCCAGTAGGAGGTTCCAGAGCCTCGGATGCAGGTTTAACACCAAACGATTTAGTGTTGAACTTTCAGTTGGCAAGTGTCACAATATCAACAACATAAGGAGTTTAAACATGGCTTTCGTTAAATCAGCAGACGGAATTGTTAAAAAAGGTAAAACACAGGGTACAAATTTAGGTAACTCCGGACCAACGGTCATGGGAGATAATGGCGGCAAGAAATCTGCTGGCGTTACATCCATGAAAATGAAACAAGTTGGACGTAATTTGGCTCGTGCTATGAATCAAAAATCATCAGGTAGAGGTCGATAATGGGAAAATTTTCTAAAAAGGTCATGGGTAAAGAAGTTGGCGATGCCAAAGTCTATGCACAACCACACACAATGGACGGTAAAGCCATGAAGAATGTTAAGATTGGATACCAAACAGACCCTAACTCAATGAGTGCCGTAGAGACTACTCCGGGAATGCCAGCACGTAGAGTGAGTGCCGGTAATCCAGCAAGAGAAGATGTCAAAACATCTGGTATTGCACAGCGTGGGCATGGCGCAGCAACAAAAGGCTTTACCTCACGTGGTCCAATGGCTTAAAGGTTGACATGAACTACGCAGACTTAGTTATAGCGGTTCAAGATTATACGGAAAACACCTTTCCGACTGTAGATATGAACCGTTTTATTCAGCAAGCGGAACAGAAGATATACAATTCTGTTCAATTGCCGTCTTTGCGTAAGAATGTAGTTGGTGTTACATCCCCAGCAAACAAATATCTGTCCTGTCCTGATGATTATCTATCTTCGTTTTCTTTAGCAGTCATTGAAAACTATGGTTTGGCTACAGAAAGGTATACATTCCTATTGAATAAAGATGTAAACTTTATTAGAGAAGGCTATCCAAGCCCGAATGATACGGGTTTGCCTCTATATTACGCCCTATTTGGGCCACAATATTCATTCCCAAATGAGTTAAGTTTCATTCTGGGGCCAACTCCAAACGCTGTTTATCGTATGGAGTTACATTATTTCTACTATCCGCAGTCAATTGTTACCGCTAGTAACACTTGGTTAAGTGATAACTTTGATACAGCCTTACTAAATGGCACATTAATGGAAGCAATTACTTATATGAAGGGTGAGCCAGACCTTGTTACCTTGTATAAAGCCCGATATGACGAGTCAATGATGCTTCTCAAACAACTTGGCGATGCCAAAGAGAAGGGCGATTCATTCCGTGATGGCGTTCCTAAGTATCCAGTCACATGATTTCACAAACCATAACCACATCGTTTAAACAGAACATCTTTCAAGGTGTGCAAAACCTGTCAACAAACACTATTTACATGGCTTTGTACACTGGGAGTGCAGATTTAGGTGCTGATACCACGGTGTATACAACATTAGCAGAGGTAGTTGGTACTGGATATGTTGCTGGTGGCAAACCTTGCCAAAATATAACTATTAACACGTCAGGAACCACTGTTTATGTGAGTTTTAATAACGTTGTTTGGACTGGGGCAGCCTTTACTTGTAGGGGTGCGTTGATTTACAATCAGAGTCAAGGAAACAAATCAATTGCAGTACTAAATTTTGGGGCTGATAAGACTGCAACGTCCAGTTTTACAGTGACATTACCAGCAAATTCTGCTGATAGCGCATTAATAAGAGTTTAAACGGGGGTTATATGGCATTAGTTACCACTACCAAAGGCGAAATGGATGATTCTTTGTTAGAGAAAAAAGAAGGTTCAGTTGAAAATGATATTGAGTACACAACTTGGACAGAATATTGGCTAGATGGTGAACTAGTCCACCGTTCTGCTCATGTAACCCTTAAAACTTCACCATTTACCGATTTAGTCGGTGCAACTATAGGATAAATTATGGCAAATACTCAATCAATGTGTACTTCGTTTTTGGGGGAACTGTTAAGTGCAACCCATAACTTTAGTTCGGCTAATCCAGCGCAAACTGCAAGCACAGCAAATACATTTAAAGCGGCTTTATATCTAGCATCTGCTACGCTAAATGCGTCAACTACGGTTTACAGTGCTACTGGTGAAGTAACAGGTACAGGATATACGGCTGGTGGCGTAGCGGTAACTGGTGCAACTAATCCAGCATCTACAAATGCATCTACAACTGCTGGCGTAGGGTACTGGACACCATCTGCTCCTATTGTTTACACGACAGTAACATTGTCTACTGCGTTTGACACTATGTTGTTATATAACTCAACTCAGTCTAACAAGGCGGTTGCTGTATATACCTTTGGTTCGCAGACAATTACTGCCGGTAACTTTACTTTAACAATGCCATCAAACACGACAACAACCGCTTTAGTACGCTTATCTACAACTTAAGGTAATGTATGGCTCTGGGCTGGGGTGATAATGCGTGGGGCGATAACGGGTGGGGTGGAACGCTTGAGTTAACTGGCGTAGTAGGTACTGGTTTATTAGGTGATGAAGTACCATCAACCACCATAGCGCTAACCGGTGTTGGCGCTAGTGGTGCAATAGGAACGGTAGTAGCAAGTGTAGATGAGAATGAAGACGGTACATTTGCTAGTGGATTTGTAGGAACAGTAGCACTAGGAATAAGCATACCGCTAACAGGTGTAAATGCAAGCGGTTTAACTGGAACGGTAGAGCACGGTAAAGAAGTAACAATTACAGGCGTTCTAGGTTCTGGTGCAGTAGGAACGGTAACTGGTGGTAAGTCTGTACCTATAACCGGTGTTTCTACAGGCGGTGAGGTTGGTTCTGTAGGAGTTGGAAAAGAAGCCCCACTAACTGGAGTGCTTGCAAGTGGTGTTATAGAAACAATAACAGAGACTATTAGTGTAGTTTTAGCCGGTGTAAATGCAAGTGGTTTAGTAGGTACAGTAACAAACGGTGGAATAACAGTACCATTAACTGGTGTTAATGCATCAGGTTTACTTGGTATTGTATATCCGGGACAAACAATAACCGGAGTTGCTGGACGAGGCGCAGTAGGAACGATAACAAACGGTGGAATAACGGTAGCGTTAACAGGTGTTAATGCGGTAGGAAAAGCAGGTAATTTGGGATATTATTATTGGCAAGAGATTAACAATAATCAAACGGCTAATTGGGCGCAGATTAACAACGGGGAATTACCAAATTGGACAGAAATAACAATGGTATAGGAATACTATGAGCACATATTCATCAAATTTAAAAATAGAATTAATTGCAACGGGCGACCAATCTGGCGTTTGGGGAACAACCACTAATTCAAACTTCTCTAACGTGTTTGAACAGTCTATTGTGGGTCGTGTAACTGTTTCATTTAGTAACGCAGACGTTACATTAACCGCTACTAATACTGTAGCCAGCCAAGATTATCGCAATGTCTACTTAAACTGTACCGGTACCAATGCTGCTTCAAGAAACTTAATTGTACCTACATTAAATAAAAACTATATTGTAGAAAACAACACGACAGGTGGGTTTTCTATTGTTGTAAAGACATCCGCAGGTACAGGAATCACTATTCCTAATGGCTCTAAGTGTGCGGTCTATGTTGATGGTACCAATGTGGTACAAAATGACAACTATTTCCCTGCTGCTGTTTTTGCTTCTATTACAGATTCAGGATTAACAAGTGGTCGTGTTACTTTTGCTTCTACTAGTGGGTTGTTGGCAGACTCTGCTAACTTGACATGGGATGGTTCATTTCTAACAGCCGCAAGTATTAAAGATACTGCATTAACATCTGGTCGAGTAACATTTGCAGGTGCTAGTGGATTATTAAGTGATAGTGCTAATTTAACTTGGGATGGTTCTACTTTTGGTGTTACAGGTGCGGGTACTTTTTCTACTGGTTTAACTCGCACGCACGCACAAGGAACAGATGCTTATATAACAAATACAACAACAGGAAAAGCAAATACTGTTGTTGGATTTAATGATTCAGGCTCAACTAATGCACAAGGAGTCCCAACAGGATACGCATATTACGGAACTTTACAAACATTCCCTGTAGCAATAACTACATCAGGTATTCTTGCTGCTACTTTTAGCACATCAGGCAACCTAGGTCTTGGAGTTACTCCTAGTGCTTGGGATACAACAGTTTATAAGGCTTCTCAAATTGGCACAGGAATAGGTGTTGGCTCTGTAGTTGGAAGAACTGATGGTGCAAATGGTGCTGGTCTTGCACTTAATGGTTATTACAGCACTACAGGTTGGAGATATATTGGTACAAGTAACGCAAGTTTGTATTTTCAAAGTAGTGGTCAGCATCAATGGTACAACGCACCATCAGGCACAGCAGGAAACTTAATAACACTTACCCAAGCAATGACACTAGATGCTAGTGGGAATTTAGGTATTGGGCCAACTTCGCCTTCTGTGAAATTACACGCTTCTACATCTGGCGCAGGAATACAAGAAGTTGAGTGGCTAAACAATTCGCAAGCAGTTGGTGCTGATGTTGGTTCCGCAATGGTATTTACAGGAACATCAAGCAACAATGGTCTTGCTCGTATTAGCGGGGCATTTGCTGGTGCTACTACTGCTGACGGCGCTTACATGGCATTTAGTACCAGAGCCGTTACTACGGGAGCATTAACAGAACGGATGCGACTTGACGCATCAGGCATCCTAGGTCTTGGAGTTACTCCTAGTGCTTGGGGAAGCAATTACAAAGTTATGGAGTTTGGTGACTCTGATAATCAATCTTTTTTTTATGGACAAACAAACGCCAATGTAGTGTCGATGGGAACAAACACCTACCACGACGGCACAAATTACAAATATAAATTTAATGGGTATGCTTCTTTTTATCTTCAATTTAACGGAGAACATCGTTGGGCTATAGCACCATCAGGCACGGCAGGAAACACAGCATCTTTTACCCAAGCAATGACACTAGACGCAATTGGTAATTTAGGTATAGGCACAAGTAGTCCACAAGGCTCTTTCAAACTTACCATTAGCGGAACTGACACCATATCCCCTGCTGTTTATCTTGAGAACACAACTAATTCTAAAGCGTATTCCATGCGAGCAACAGGCACTTCGTGGATTATTCGTGATAACACGGTAGGAGAAGATAGGATTACTTTAAATACTAGTGGTAATGTAGGTATAGGTACCAGTTCGCCATCTAGTAAGTTGGATGTGGAGTCGTCCGCTGCCCAAACTTTAGTTAGAATTACAAGCACCGATTCAGGTGGTCGCATTTGGAATATGGGCAGTTTAGCAACAGCCAGCGGTTTAGGTACGGGTGGTAGTTTTGCTTTTCGAGACAGTACACAGGGCAATACTCAAGTTCAAATTGGTCAGTACAACCAGACTGTTTCCCTTCAAGGTGCATCTCCTGTATCTGGTACTGGTATTACGTTCCCTGCAACACAATCAGCATCATCCAACGCAAACACACTAGATGACTATGAAGAAGGTACTTGGACACCTAATCTTACACGAGCAAGTGTTAGTCCTGTTATTTCTACTACAGTTTCAGGTGGATATACTAAAGTTGGAAATGTAATAACAATTTGGGGAATTATCACCATCAATTCCATTACATCTCAAGGTACTAATGTATGGTTAGTTAGTGGAATACCATTTAATTTTACTGGGACAAGAGGTTCAATGGGAGCGGCTGGTAATTTTAGTGTTACATCAATATCAACAGCACAAAATATTACAGCAGTTGGTGATTCAAATGCTGCTGATAACTATTTTTATTTACAAAACGCAGATGGTTCGGCTTTTACTACTAACGTGCAAGCAGGTACTTTATATTTAACATTAACTTATCAAACTAGTTAATTAATGTGGATTCATTAATCAGAAAAGGAGTTTTTAAATGGCATTAACTAAAGAAATCGTAGTAGACCAAATTACAGTAACAGAATATGGAACTGTATTGGTTCGTGAAGTAACAAGAATTATGGAAGATGGTAACGAAATATCTAAACAATATCATCGTACATCTTTTGCGCCATCTAGCGATGTATCAGCACAACCACAGAATGTTCAAGACATTTGTAATGTTGCATGGACACAAGAAATAATTACTGCATATCAAGCACAACAAGCAGAAAGAACGGGAGTTTAATTATGGCAAACGTATATACATGGACAATTACTTGTATGGACTGCTCTACTACAGAAACTAATCCTGATACTGTAATTACAGCACATTGGACTTGTGCAGGGACAGATGGCACTTATAACGCCTCTGTATACTCTACTTGTTCATTCGCACCACCTGAAGGCACATTTACACCTTACGCAGACTTAACGCAAGAACAAGTCCTAGGATGGTGCTGGGCTAACGGTGTAGATAAAGACGCAACAGAAGAGGCTGTAGGAAATCAGTTGGCTAACTTAGTCAACCCTCCTGTTGTAACTCCACCGCTACCTTGGAATACACCAGCCGTATAGATTTTTAAACCGTAGTACAACCTAGGAGAATAGCATGAGCGAAAACACAAAAAAGCCCGCCATAGTTATTGATGAAGTAGAGTATTTGATAGACGATATGACCAACGAGCAGCAAATGATGGTTAATCACATTGATGATTTAAGTCGGAAAATGGCATCATCGCAGTTTAATCTTGACCAACTCAATGTGGGAAAACAAGCATTTGTTAATATGTTAAAACA